AAAGTCACCCTCTTCTGCGGCTGCTCTCATTTTACTTGCAGACATTCCTGATACTCCTTCTGCATCAGGGTCTCTTTGACCTGCACTAATAATCTCTATTGAATCAAATTTATAATACCCGTGTCTTCCTTTAGAACCATTGTATTTTTTGATAAGAGTTTCAAACTCTCTGACTCGGTCTGAACCTGCAACCATACGAAATTCTCTATACCCTTGATTGTATAATTCTGTAACTATTTCAAAAATTGTTCTTGCAGGTGTTTTTACAATTCCCACCTTTTTACCAAAGAATTTTTTCATCCATTTTTGTTTTGTATTATAGTCTAATGGATTTGATTTTTTATCATTTGAGTGAGACATAAACACTAGAGGTTTAAAACCACCACCTGTTGCCTTAACAACTTTCTCTACCAATGCACCATGTCCAATAGTAGGTGGATTAAATCGACCAAAGGCTATTACTACCTTTTGGGTTGAACTTTCATTAAATTTTCTAAACGTTTTCATCTTGTTTCATTATCCTAAACTTTAATAGTGGTCTACCATTAATTGTAATATCCCCTTTCTCATTTTTCTCTATTGTTTTAACAACCATTTTTTTGTTTTTAAACTTACCACCAAGAACTACATCACCTATACTAATAGGAATGTGAATAGTTTCTGTCATATGTTCCTTAAATGATTTCATAATGCTCCATAAGCTATTATTCCAAGAAAAACAAACTCATCAAGTAACATTATTCCTACAAATATTTTAAATAGTAATAACTTCATCATTTGTCCCATGCCTTAGCGGCGTTAAAATTGTTTTGACTGAACTCCATTCTATCCACAAGTTTTACTGCAGACCCGTCTGAGTCGATTGCAACATAACCTTCGGGGTTTACAACCTTGAATCCTTTATCAGTCTTTACAAAAGTTCCTATACTCTTTACTCTATTTAGAGCAGTCACAATCAATGATTTTGAATCTATCAAATGTCCTTGAAATTTTGCAAGGTTGTCTACCATTTTTGAAATTGTTCTTAAGTCTCTCATGATATCTTTACCAATCTGTATCTTGATATCTTTAGTCTTTTGTGTTTTAACTTTTGCGACTATTTTATCCTTCCAGTAGTTCTCAACGTGTGTAAGGTAGTCTTTTCCATTGGGATTCCATTTATTATTACGGATAAGGGTGTTAGTGTATGTTTTGTACGATGCACCTGCAGCTCCTTTTGAATTAAGAACTCCCTGTACGTCATTGAACTTTTTGAGGTCTTTCGCAGTGATACCATGAAATGCTTTACCTGTATTAGTAAGTGCTTGTGTAAGTTTAAGTGTTTCTTGTGCAGTCATGTTTCCATAACCAGTAGTGTCTTTGTAAGTTGCATCGTCTTGCCAAACCTTAGACGATGAAGGTGGAAGTTTTGCACCGAATGATGCAGACAAACCTTCGATTGTTGAACCCTTGTAAGTTGTGTGCCAAACTACACCTAGTGTCGCACTTCCTATTTCTTTTCCTAACTTCGAGTCTTTCTGAACTGCGTACATAATTGTGTTTGGTTGGAATGTAATGTACTCCTTTCCGTCCATTTTAGTATTACTTTTATCTCCCGAAGTAAACATTAAGTCTCCTTGCAGGATTTCTTTCATTCCGACACCTGAAAAGGCGTTGAATGCTTCAGTGAATTTTGTTTTGAGTGTACCGTTTAAGTCGGAAGTGTCATTGATTTCTTTTATACTAGAATAGTACAATGCACCACCTTTATTGAATAGTGATTTCTTTGCGATAAAGAATTTTCCTGTTTCGGGGTGAGGGCCACACCAAATTGCAGGAGCACCGTCCCACTTAACAGTCATGTTGACACGACCTGATGCATTACCTTTCATCATATCTCTTAACTCTCTTAAGAAATTGATTGATGCACGACCACCTGCGATGCCATAGTTAATGATTTCGTCTTCGAGGTGTTCTAAATGTAAGTTCTTTCCAGCCATAAGTTTAGTCTGTTGCAATTAATTATATTGTAAGAATACCATACTATTTATACATTTGCAAGCACTAATGCCAAAAAAAGGGTCTATACGACCCTTTAAAAACGATAAAGTTTTTAGAATTAATCTACTGTTGCAAGCATTTCCACATGAGTTGCTTTCATTACATCTAAATCTGTTTTAATTTGAGCTGCATCTGTATTGTATTGTGAGTTCTGATTGGTATAGTAATTCCATTGGTCATATGGGTAGGTGTCAAAATTATTTTGTACCACAGCTGTCACATCGGGGTTAGCCGTTCTCCACGCAGGATAAAAACCATCAGCACCTGCACCTGTGTAGTCATCACCATCTACAGGATTAGAAAAATCTGACCCATCATAATCATAGGTGTGTAACGTATAAGTCTTAGTGACCCCAGTCATCCATTCCCATTCTACTTCCAATGCGTTTGTCTCTGCAAGATATGAATCACACTCTGCTTGTGTGAATACTATTCCGTCTGTAATGTGGGTATTTCCTGATGTAGCTGCCATAGTAGTTTCCTAATTAAGTGCGTTAATATGTTTATTTATATTTTTTGCAAAGGTGTCGAGGACAATTTAGTGTCTATTTTATCAATTTTTTTGGATAAAGTCTTAACATCTTCTTCGTTGTGTTCTTTTTTTGCATCTCTTAATGCAATTTTTAACTCAACTTTTCTTGTTAATTCATCAAGTACTTCATTCGATTTCAAATTCTTCTTCATATTACTATTTAGGTCTATACTTTGAAATCTCCGTATTTTTCTGACTTCCCTCTATCGAAAACTGGTATTGAATCGTCCTGTTCTATTGCAGAATCAACCAACTCTTCTTGTGCTTCTTGTTCACAATCATACAATTTCATTCTTGCACGGTCTACACCGATAACAAATCTCTTAAAAACTGTTGGGTCATTGTATCTATTCTTTAACTGTTTGACTACCATTTGGTCTAATTCGTCCAATTCTTCAGATGTAATCAATGCAAACATAAAATCTGCAGTTGCAGGAAGTCCAAATGACTCTGAAGTATCTGTAAGTTCAATATCTGTTGAACCATATCCACTTCGTGTAGTCTGAGTCGCACTCATAATTGGTAAGTCAAACTCTACTGCAAGTCCTCTTAACTCTTCTGCAATTGACTTAACAAGTGTGTATGAGTTTGCACCAGCACCTGGCTTGATTCTATGACTTGCACATATGTTTAGGTAATCAATAAAGATAATATCAGGTTTGAAATCTTTCTTGATATTCAACTCTTGTAATAGATGTCTGAAGTGACCCACATGAGCAGATGCAGTAGGATACTCTTTGACAATCAATTTACCTTTTGTTTTGTTTTTAAGTTTATCAACTTTTTTACCAAACATATTCTTGGTGATATCACTTAAATCTTGGATAGGAACATTCATGGTGTTTGCATCGATTCTCTCTGCAATCTTTTCTTCACTCATTTCAAGTGTAATGTAAAGAACATTCTTGTTCATCATTAAATGACTTGAAGCCATATGACACATGAATAATGATTTACCAACACCAGTTCCTGCGAGACAAATGTTTAAAGTCTTATTGGGTAATCCACCCTTAGTAACTTTATTGAAATACTCCAAATCAAATGGGATTTTCTCCTCTTCAGTGTGGTAAAATTCCCACCTGTCTTCTGCATCTTCTAATTGGTCATGACCAATATGCGTATCGAAAGACACGGAAAGTGCATCCTTTAAAAGTTCAGGTATATCACCTCGTGACCGTTGAGACTTCTCATCAAGCACCTCTATAGAGTCCATGACAGCGATGTAGATAGCCCTATCTTTGCACCATTTTTCTGCCTCGTCTATTAACCAATCTTGTGGGGTTTCGTCTTGATGAGAACCAACTTCCTTTACAATAGTTTTAGAGGATTTTACAACACCATCTTGTAGATTAGTATTGTTCTCTAAATTTATGAGAAGTGCCTCTATTGTAGGAGTCTTGGTGTATTTTTCAAAGTAAGTATTTACTTCTTCAAATACAGTCTTTTCATCGGTCTCAGTGAAGTACTCTGCCTTTAAAAAAGGAAGCACTTTCCGTGCGAACGACTCACTCTGAATCAGATTCTTCAGTATCGTCTGTTCTATTCTCGCTTGTTCCATACTTAAAATATCCTTGTGCGTGTGTCTCTAGTTGTTCCATTACATCGGGTGTAAAGAACTTTTCGGGGTTATTATTAATCGTTTTACCGAATTCTGTTTTACCAGTAGGTAGTTTAACACGAGTTCCCTCTTTTGTAAAGACATTAAATGCTAATGCCATATCGAGTAACCCGTAATATCTATCCAACCCTTTATCATAAGATAATCTGACATCTACCATTCTGTTTTCGACTGTCATTCTTGACTTGGCGTTTTTACAGTGAATGATATTACCAATTATCTCTGTACCCTCTTTTTCTTTCTTCTTAGATAAGAATATAATAGAGGAAGCAGCGTACTTGAGTCCACTACCACCACCCATTTCTTTCTGAGGGAACATAGAACCAATCACATCATATGTGTGATTTGTCACAATCATTGGAATCCCAACTCTACCCAATTTCAATGTCAAGACTCTGAATGCACCTTTGGTGATTTGAGCTCTTGTCATATCTTTAGTCTCTTTACCTTCTGCAGTGTCTTCGATTTCTTTAGTAGTTGATAACATACCAAGTGAATCCAAGACAAACATCATTTTAGGACGTTTGGATTTTGGAGTTTCAGCGAATTTATCCAGTATGGATATTGCTTGATTTCTGAACTGTTGAACTGTCACAACTGGTACAATTACAACCCTTGAGGAATCAATTCCTCTTGATTCAATCATATCCTTCGATAATGCAGATTCAGATTCAAAGTAGAAT